ATGCAGCAACTGATCGCTCATCACGGGTGGCTAAGTGGCACAGCATCTGGTAGGTATCTTCGCGGAAATTAATATTCATTGATTTCTCCTTTATTCTTATTAGAAGGGGCCAACAAGGCCCCAAAGTTTACATTCAGATTATTAAGCTTCTTCAGTCTCTTCAGACTTCAGCAGGATATCCGCTTCGTTGAAGGCTTCAGCTTTTGCTTCAAGAGCCGCCAGATCGCGGTCAGATTGGTACTTGGCGTCGAATGCACGTGTAACCAAGGCATCGAAGAATTTCAGGTCGTAACCGCCATCTTTCTTGGCAGACTTACGAGCTTCGTTGATCTGCGTGGTGATGTTTTTCATCTGGTTCTGGATTGTGATACGATCCTGCTTAAGCTGAACGATATTCATCACGGCAGCAAGAAGATTTTTACGGTCTTGGGTGCTGCTTGGCAGAAAGTCGATCAGGCCAGAAGTTGCTTTGTTTGCGTTGGTAGTCATATGTATATCTCCTATGTATTTAAAGTGCAGGCAGTATGCCTGAATTATTTTGGTATGTCAACGAATTACTTGAACTATTTTATTACTGACCGATACCGATCAGTTGCACTGTATCACCGAATGTTTCCAGTTTATCCATCGCCATCTTCAGCTCATGGATATTTGCAACAGGAACATCAACCTTACGCCACTTGCCCCAACGCTTTTTCATTTTAAAGCGGACAACCTTAGGCCAGTTGTTGTTGAAGATATCAGTTTGTACATTGTTCATAGTGTCTCCTTGGTTGTTTCGTTTCAGTGGGGATATTAAAACATACCCACAATCCTATGTCAATAACTTTTTATCAAAGTTCTGGAAGCAATTTCAACAGACCTTCGGTAGGCTCAAAGAATGTGCATGGTTTAACGATCTTACCTGCATCGTTACGGAACACTACGCGACCAGAAGGTGTGACTGTACCAGAAATCCCGCTGTAACGCCCTTTGTATTTTTCATTTAACTGATCTGCGTGGTAACTGATCAAGCCAGCAGTTCCGAATGGAACAGTGCCATATAATGCACCTTTCAAGCGGCTAAGAGTTGGCATCTTAGAGTCGTTTGAATCCAATACAACATTCATTGCCTCATGGATGTCTGCATCAAACTGATGCATCATGTGGGCGACCAAGTTAATTGTGGCACTGTAGTCTCTATCTTCTACTGCCTCGACTAGATCTTGGACCAACTCTTTCAGTCCGTAATTGTGGCCCGCCACGTCGATAAGATCGCAAACATAACTGTGTGCGGATCTCTCGATATCTTCAATCGGGTCTTCACTTGGACGAACACTTCTCAAGTAACTAATACGGCTGATAAAAGCTTCGTAAGAAGCGACTACAAAAAGGTCACAAATCGCATCTAGGAACTCTACGGGGCTGTGTGCAATGATACCATCCTCGATTAACTCACGCAGCTCTTCTTTTACCAGATCGTGTTGGAGCTTGATAGTATCAACATCTGTAAGGTGCTTACCCTTGGCTAAAAGGTTCCAAGAAATGACTCGGTTTAGGAACGGAACATAACATGCACGGCGCTCAAAAGATTCAATGAATTCGATTTGGTTGCGTGTAAATTCGGTCATTATTTTACTCTCCTTTCTGATTCGTGGATTAGGTGTTTAAACTGCTCATAGGTTTCATCCTTACGGATTTCACCTTCGGATCTGTCTTTTGTTCTTTTATCTTCTACACCATCCCAGTATGTCCGGCGGTCAATCATATCAACCTCATGACACAGGTGATCACGTTCTATATCAGACATCCAACTCATGTCACCAGTAATACCATACGGGTGAAGGTATATTTCCGTTACACGGCCTGTTGAATTGTTTGTAATAGTATAGCTAGGGACCTTTCTATCTGTTTCTTTAAAGGCGCTTCTGTCAGCCTTTGAAAGCTTGAAATAATCAGTGTACTCACCTGTTCGGAATAGTGTGATGATAACCTTGGCTGGTTGCCCGCATTGGTCGTAAAGCCAAGCTTCGCAGTATTTTTTATCATACCAGTTAGCGAATATGTAGGTGATCACACCTATAACCATGATACTTATTAATAACATCGTCTTTCCTCTTTGGCTGGGGAGCGTATTTGCTCCCCAATATTATATTACTCTTTAGGTTCCCATGTCAATGGGTTTACATCACGTAGTCCGATCCCAACCTGTTTTGTTGGTACGCCAGCATCTGAGAACTCTTCATACTCGAAAGTGATGAATCCACCAATCAGAGTAACAGCATTTTCATACTCGCGGTAGTTGATCGTAGGGTGCGAGTCCACACGCATCTGAACCTTAAACTGGATACCGTTCTTCAGTTCGCAGGTCATAATGCCCCAGTTGTTTTTGTCCTTCTCAACAGAGAGAACACGGGCTTCCGCATCAGGGCGAGGTTTACGCTTAATCAGGTTGTAAGAGCGATAGTCGCATTCATACAAACCATCAAGGTTGCGGTAAACAACACCTTCAGCGCCACGCTCAAGAGCATCAGTATAGAATGCATCACCCTCTTCTTCGGAGTTGATTAACTGGGTGTACAGAGTACGCATAGATGTCAGTTGGTTTTCCGCAATAAAGCTAGAAAGGGCATTAAGATCCTTTACACGTTCTGAGAACGGCTTATCTGACGGAACATCATAGATCCAATACTTAAGACGATGAGTGTCTTCGTTAGGTTTCTTGAATGCAGAGTTGATTTTCTGCAATGACAGACCGCCCTGCTTCATGTACTTCTCGAACACCTCACCATCCACGCAACCATAGACAGAAAGAACTGTATCCAACTCATCTGCCCAATGTTTAGGCTGCTTGTACGCCTCTCCGGATTTTGACTGGATCCCGTTACCTTCTTCAGACATTGCACGGAGGCCGTTAAGCTTAGCCTGAATATAACAAGGGTACTTAACGCGATCCTTGTAATCTTTGTAGTCATGTGCCTTCATTGGCTTTTTGCTGACGTATGCCAGTGCTTCTTCCTGAGTAGCAAAATAACCCTTCTTCGTCTGCTTAACCCACTTAGCGAGTGCTTCAATTTCAGCTTGAGCCTCCGGTGATGTCTCATTGGCACGGCCCACGTTCTTAGGCTCGCATACAGTTTCCTTGACTTGCTGTTTACCACCAAGTTTACCATGTTGCACATAGATGCTTGAACCATCTGTAGTTACTGACCATACCTTCAGGCCACCGCTTTTATCTTTCGCGTACAGAGTTGGGTTAGTTTGATTTGTCATGCTTTCTCCTATTCCTTGTCGAATTCATATTTATTGTATTCACTGATCGCGGTACGCTCGCCTCTAATCTCAAGGCTAAGGTAACGAATACTAAGTGGGCCACCCGAATCAATCTCCTCACGATATCGCTCCAGTGACCATCTTGCAAGAGCTTTTGAAGCAATTTCATAATCTTCTTGTTTATAATTACCTAAGCACATCCCTCCGCGATCAAAGATCCGCCATACAATCATCTTGGCCTCTGACGCTATCTGAGCCTTCTTCTCCTCAATAACCTCTGAAAGGTTGTTAAGATCCCAGAGATCCATGTCCTTAATATAATCACGATAAGACATTTTCTTCTCCTACCCAGTAAATATTATCCACAGAGCTATCACTCTTAAGTGAATTACGATGCTTTACAACCCGCATTGTTGTTTTACCATCTACCGGAGGATTATATTTGAACATCACCAACAAGTCAATAGGCATGAAGTATACTTTACCTTTCAAATCAATCTCCACAGAGTACGGGTCGTGGGCATCGAAAGGAGGCTTACGGAAGCCATCCTTGCCGAGAACTACACCATCGCGCCGGATCACATATCCCTCCTCTTCAATATCTTGGATAAGCTGTTCAACTTCAGTCTTCATCTTCCTCAACCTCCGCAATACCCATGAATTGTTCGTAGCTGTTAAGTTGGTCCACCAACTCCATGATCTCGATAACGCCATCATCTTTGTTGGCATCTGGCTCAGTATACTTTGCAACCCAAGAGCGAAGGATACGGAGAACCTGAGGCTTATCTACAGAGATAAGATTATCAGGCATCTTGATCGCCCCGTCAAGCATTGAGAACTCTTTCCCCGTAATATAGATAGGAGTATAGCCTAGTTTGACACATTGTTGTGCATAATAAGCAGATTTATTCTCATCTTCATCCTTGGAGATTGGGATCGCCTTCTGTCCAAATCGCTTAATGAATGAATCAACCGCCAAATCTTTAAGTTTATCACTGTAACTTACACCAGAGCTACAACCACCGGATGAACCACCATAGTAAGATGTGTGCGATTGGCTGTAGCCATCCATATCCGCATATTTACCCTCAGTCAGATCAACAACAAGATCTGCACGTCCGGCGGCAGCGAGAAGTTTTGAGATTTCCCACTGGATATCCCAAGTATTCACCGTCATGCGGTCACGATCCAGCTTAACGCATGAAGGTTTGAAGTTGTAGCTGTAACGGAAGTTTCCGTTCAGGTACGATACAAACAGACCGCCAACGTACACCTTACTTTTAATCTCCCAGTCAGACTCGCAATCTCCAAACTTATCGATCATGTCGGCTTCTTCTGATTCAGTTAGAAGGTGGATCGGCTCAAAGCATTGGCTCCCGTTAGATGTAGCCAATGCCTTTTGATATTGATCCGGTTTGATATACATTCCGTCGATTTCACTTGCCATATCAGGGGTGATACCATCGACGATGATCTCAACAGCGTCGGCGTCCCCTTCTGGGTTTTCTTCAATGTCAATCACCAAAGCTTGGCAATCGTACAGTTCAGAATGTTCCATATGAGGGATCCAGATCTCTTTACCGGAATAAACCCGCATTGGGTATCCTTCACGGGCCAAGATAAGCATAGCCAGCTTAAGACCTTCACCGAAGTGACCAATAGTGTCTCCGTTCCTCTTACCGGATTCACCGAGAAGTAGTGATTGTCTGGGGATCGCTCCGTCCGCTGTAAAGATCACCACTGATTGATTTTCATGGTCATATTCAGTCACGAATGTTTTGCAGTCTAAGGCGTTCTGAAGTAATTCTCTAAACGCTTGTTCCCATCCCCAGTGGGATACGTAATGGGCACTTAAACTCATTTCAATTTTCATTATATCTCCTAGTTTATTGATTTATAAATCTACAGGTACTGTACCACCATCTAGTGTACATATTTCCACTCCTCCAGAACCACGCAGTTGATTACTTTCTCATAATGCTGGTAAGTTATCAAGCTCATATCTAATGCCTGTACAAGCCCATCCACAGAGCTCTCTAGACGGACATGGATATTGGACTGACGACGTTGGATGCCAATCATCTTAACCGTTGCTCCACTGTACCGATTCCCAATCTCGTTGTCAACTGCTTCTAACTGATGTGCCAATGCCAATCTCATATTTGGAGGTAGGTCTTTTACGAATTTATTAACCATCTCTTGATCATCAACTAAAATATGCTTCATAATACCCTCTATTTCACCACAGAACCGATTGTGGGAAGTTTTCTCCCACAACTTGATAAATCGTACCAACCTCACCACAGAACCTCACAGAGGCTCTTATATTGCCTCGCAGACTTCTACCAGTTCATTCTCCAGATCGGATACCACAACCTGATCCACATCATCATTCAAGATTCTTAAGTATACCATACCTGATTCCACATAGCGATACATAACATCGTAGAAGTTACCAAACAATTCTTCCCATGTCACTTCACGTGGTGACACCAGACAGACCTTCTTATCAGCCTTCGCTGTGTGCCACACATGACGCATCGTGTTAACTCGGTTCAACTCAAAGTCACTGTATCCAATACGTTTTTTAATAATATTCATTTAATTTATCCTTTAATAAAACTAATTTCGTTTGATGAGATGAATCATACACTAAAATTATTTCAAGTCAAGGGTTGTAATTTAAAAGATTTTCAATATAATAAAGATCTAGATCTTAAGATCTTTCTTTTGTTTTTAAATAATTTATGAATGTAATGAATAAATTGTAGATATATGACGAACGGAGTGAGTCATGGAGTATAGTTTTAATATACTGTCCCTTTTTGGGGACACACGCTTTGACAAGTAACAGGTATTGGTATAAGCTTTATGGAGAGATGATAAAGGAGGTGCAAAGTGGCAACAAGCAGATCGCTCACACCTTTCAGTGTAGTACCTACAGCGTGGATGACAGAAAAGAAAATAACGATGGCAGATTTGGGCCGATTGATGATGTTGCAGCAACGTTATACGTTCTTCATTCAATGCCATGTGGCTTCAGGCGAGAGCTACGACATTGAGAGAGTGTTCTGGGAATCGCAAGAGAGACTTGCAGAGTTGTTGGGGTTCAGTATCCGATCAAGGAGTAAAGTATCAGAGTTCCTTGCAAGGATGGAAGAAGTAGGTTACATTAAACAGATTAGGACAAAGCGGTTCATAGACGGTAAGACCAAGGCAAAGAATTACATTGTGGTTAACAACCCACACATCTTCGAGCAATTCAAAGGGGTAAATAATGAGCAAGACACTGAGTAATGAGCATGGACACCAAGTTGGAGAGTCCGCAGGTAAATACTTCCGCCGACTACATCGCGAGCTTGACGAGTTAAGCAATAAGATTAACGATCTACGTGAAACGCGCTCGTACCTAAACCAACGTATGATTGATTTCCCAAATCTTAAGAAATCAATAAACAATGAACTAAAGTCCTGTAATTCCCTTATAGATAGCTTAGTTTATGAGCAACAAGGCATTTCGTTACAGATACGAACAGTCGGTCAGGTTATCCTCGCGTTAGTCCAGAGGAATGAAGATGTTTATATGGTTACTTACGAGATAGCCAAAGCCCTGCTACGCGATTGACAATCAAGGTCCTCAACGATAACATGGAAGTATTCAATAACTAACTGTTTCATGAGGACCTATGGATAATGTCAAACCTTTTAAATTGGAGATCAGCTTTGTAACACCTGATGGATTACACCCCGAGCATATCTCTCATCACTATTGCTTCGACGACGCCTACGAAGAAGCAAATGACCAAGCATTTAAGAATGTCGGATTCTCGATGGATAGTTGGGATTTAGGACTTGACTTCGGAGAAGGTCGAATGCTATATTATTTCTATCCAAACGATGATGACCGGACATCACGATATCGTTTGACGATAACAAAGGAGATTTAATTGGATGAGTATGATGGATTCTAAACGTAGGACAGACTTCTCAAGGAAAGAAGGTGACTGGCCCGTAGGTGAGTATTTAAGCGCGTGTGTTAAGTGCGGCAGACAGTTCATTGGTGAGAAACTACAACGCCTATGCACTAATTGCGTTCCTAAACCAAAGTCAAGTTAAAAGTATTGCATATTGCCAAAATAACTGGTAACATAGCTTTACTGTTTGATTTGACGGAGGTTTGGAATGGCTAAAGCGCCAATTGTCCGAAGGAATAAAGGCAGACCAACTTCCGAAGAGTCTGCTGCAATCGCGATGGATATTGCGATGATTAAGTTTAACAAAGGCATTGCCGATTTGGTTGTACCCGCCCTCACAACCCTCCAGAATTTACTGAAAAGTAAATCTGAGAAGACTCAGGAGCAGGTAGCCAAGTTTATTATCGGTGAAGCTAAAGAAGCCCGCAACTCTTACATCCAAGAGGATAATGAGAACGATGCGGCTGGCGGCGGTGTTTCACCGTCGTCTACAGCTCATGCAGGACAGATTGAAGCAGGGTCACTACCTATCACTCTTGAAATTGCAGAGTTTAAGAAACAGGCTTAAAAGTAACGCAGCTTCTTGCGAGGCTGCTTTTGTCGGTGGATAGAGCAGATTATTATGTGTGTCTTTGATCAACCTCAGGAGTCATGACCTGAGAGATCAATGATTCACTTTGAGCACTTAGAAACCCATATCTTAGCTTTCTAGAGGCGACGGTTACAGGAATCTTGGTGTCGTAGCTCGCCGCATGTGGATTGCGGAGGTCGTCAGAGTTGACTCCCCCGAACAAAAGCAAGTTACTTTATTACGTGGGCATGGCAGAGTGGTCGATTGCGGGGGACTGTAAATACTCTCTGAAAGGCGCGGTGGTTCGAATCCATCTGCCCACACCAAACAATGCTCCTTCCGTATCAAGGTGCCCAAAGCCCTTGTAGTGATGGCGGATTAAGTTAGGTTCGAATCCTAATGGAGTAACCGATTGGATCGTTAGCTCAGTTGGTTAGAGCACTCGACTTTTAATCGAGGAGTCCGAGGTTCAAGTCCTCGACGGTCCACCAGAAGAAGAAGCGGATTAGCTAACCGCAAGACGTCCAACTGATGTTCCCTGATGTGTACGAACTCCCACAGATTATCTGTGTTCTGTAGATGCACAATCACAACTGAAGGGGCGCAACAAACAAATGAGGATTAGCTCAGAGGCCAGAGCAGCGGGCAGATAACCCGTAGGTCACAGGTTCGACTCCTGTATCCTCAACCAGATTAACGAAAGCCTTAGTTGGCGAGTAGTAGGATAGGGTAAACAGTGGAGCGGCACTGTCCTATCGACGCCCTTGAGGCATTCCGAACGTATCCTTTAGCGAGGAGAAAGGCTATCCGTCACTGGCCTATCTATTATAGTCGGGTAGTTCAGTGGTAGAACAAAGGGGCGACATATCGTTTCTACTTCGGTAGACAGCTTATGCTGGTCATAGACAACGATTCGATATTTAGCCTTTAGGTCGCTGGTTCAATCCCAGCCCCGACCCCATATTTAAACTGCTTGCGCTGTGCTGGCAGTAATAATCCGCGAAGGAGATATGTATGAAATTACTCAAGATGCAAGAAGATGTGATTAATTCCAAGAAGCGTGTTGTTGTATTAACAGCACAGGCTGGGTCCGGTAGAACTACAGCCCTGATAGTTAAGCTCTTGGATGAGGCAGCAAACAACCCTAGGAATATGGGTGTTTTTCTGCGTAGAACTCAATCGCAAATTAAATGGCATGTTGAAGGGATGCTTAATAAGTTCCCAAAATCACGTTACTCTAAGGTATCTGGTATCCTTACTGCTCCTTACAAAGGTAAGACAGTTAAGATTAAGTTCCTAAGTGTTGATGACTTAAATGTTGATGAGTTCATTCCATTGATAGCCATCGACCAAGCGGGTCAGTTTAATAATATACCTGATATAATCAAAGCTTCAGGTAGGGTTATAATCTCTGACTACATCTCGGAGATTGAAGAGGAAGATTCATGGGCCTATGAGTCTGGCCTACTTACAAACCCTAGCGGTGAAAAACCGATCTGGGACAACTGTGTAGACCATGTTGTAGGATACGCCCATAACAATCCTAATTTAAGACCGGAATACTTGGAGGCACTGTATAACTGCAACTCCAAGGATGTTGAACACCTTATGCGGGTAAAATTTAAATAATTATGTGGAGTTGGTTCATTAGGTAGAACGGCGGACTGTTAATCCGTGAGCGAGAGCTCTATGCTGGTTCGAATCCAGCACTCCACGCCAAATATGCGGGTAACTTAATTGCATCGGATGCAAGCTGGCCTCCAAAACCAGTAGTAAGGGGTTCGACTCCTCGCCTTCATGCCAAACAATGGGAACGACTGGATAAGTCGTGTGGGTATGCAGTCATGCAAATCCCACCTCGCCCACCAATCCAGAGTCGTGTGGTAGGATCAGCCTTAGGTTGTCTTCGGGCAATACGGCGCAACTCCTCATAAAAACGGCGAGAGATGTCGCTACTCGGAAGACGATAAAGCCCCGAAGCCATTGCGTTAGTATGGCACATTCCGTGTATAGCTCAGTCTGGCAGAGCACTCCATTTGGGATGGAGGGGTCAAGTGTTCGAGTCACTTTATACGGACCAATAATGATGCTTGGGGTGATCTGGCAAATATAGCCACTTCGTCACTGGGCTTTTATATTAGCGCCAGCTATCGACTACGTGTTGGTAGCTGGCGTTTTTACTTTGAGGTTTATAATAATATCTCCTCTCCTCTTCATCCCTCTTCGGAGGGATTTTTTTTTTGCTTGCAATCTAAGATCCCTACGTGTATAGTACAACAACTAACCAAACACACAGAGGAATAAAATGAAAACTGATATTTATAAAGGCTCCCGATTCTCCAGTGAACGTAATGCACTGTTCAGCATGATTTCAGATGGGATGTTGAAAGGTCTACGTAAGTGTAATGCCATTGTAGCCGGAGGAACACTTACATCTTTGTTCTCTAACCAAGATGCTAACGATATCGACCTGTATTTCCGCACTCAAGAAGACATGCAGAATTTCATCTTGTTCTGCCACGGAGTTGAGGGATTCGAATCAAAGGATCACGTTAAGATTGTTGAAACCACACTAAAGCCTAACAGCCGCGAAGCTTTAGAGGAGTTCGACCCGTCAAACGATGGTTTCCCTGCCTATACTGCGGAGTGTATTAATATCGGAAGAACTTCAAAGTCAGTGATGTATACAGGTAAGCGAGATCACACATTGCAGGTCATCGTACTTAACACATTTGAAAGTCCGGCAGACATCTTTAAACGCTTCGACTGGACTATCAACATGGCGGCATACGATTTCGCAAAAGATGAATTTGAATTCCAACAAGATTTCTTGAAGGATTTATCTCAGCGCCGACTGTGCATTAACGTAGATACCCTGTACCCAATCATCTCATTGCTCCGAGTTGCAAAGTATCAGGTCCGTGGATTCAAGATCTCCAAGAAAGACATGTTGAAGCTGGCAGTCGCCATCACCAAGTTGGACATTTCCTCATGGGAGGAGGCTAAGGATCAGTTGTCCGGAATGTATGGTGCCAGTGTTGAGACTGTATTTGAGACAAATCAGGAGTTCTCCACAGACAACCTGTACGGCTTAATGGAGAAGGTAGAGAAAGAGTATGAAAGAAAAGAGCAGGTCAATGCAATAGATATGCGTATGGAGAACTGGTTTACTATCCTACAGGGTATTAATAGCAACATCGCTCCAGAGAAGGTAATTGATAAGGGTTATATTATCGTATCATCTGACCGATACGTTGTTATGCCTGATGGAAAAGAGCTTGAGGAGAAGATCTATCAAGGTGGTCCTCTTACACGTAATAATACCTCTCCAGTAATTGAGAGAACTTCTCCGATTCTCCGTATGGGTATTACAGGTGCTGGCGTCTTCTTCAACAAAGAATCAGCTATTGAGTATGCTAAAAATGTCAAGACTCGTTGGCCTAGTAGTGGTGGTCAGACTGTCCTTGAAGTTTCCGCAAAAGACCCATTAAATATCTCAGCTGAAGATGATCAAGAGAGTAGTCCAAACATGCACTTAGACTCAGGTTCTTGGGTTGTAGGTAAGTTTATTGAGGAGATTGAATAGAATGTTTGAGATGATTAAGAAGTATGCTAGTCTACAGATTACAGCTATTGTTATCGGTATTCTATTATTCTCAGGGTATAAGATTCATACTCTGAGTTACGATGCTGGGTATAATAAGGCCAATAACGCATGGATCAAGAAAGCTGGCGAGTATAAGGATAAAATCAATACCTTGTACGCAAGCAACGTAGATATGTCGCAACGAATTGACGTCCTTACCACGCAAGACACCTCAAAGCGTGAAGAGGTTGTCAAGGTAGTTACTAAGAAGGTCATTGAGTACCGTGATAAGCCTGAATCCAAGGTTCAATGCCTCGATGACACTTTCATCGACACATACAATGAGAGTCTAGGGGTAAAACAATGAAGAAGTTTATTATAGCACTAATGATTGTTTCCTCTATTGGGTGTAGCGGCACACCAGACCCCCGTATTCAGCTCGCAGAGGTAAAGGTGAAGGACATTGCAGCTAAGCCTCCAGAAACGCTTATGGTGTCACCTGATGAGTTTAAAGCTTTACCTCGGGGGTCTGATAACGGAAAGTCTCTTGATATCATCGTCAATGATAACAATGCAGAAGCGATGAAGACCAAAGATAAGCTTATCCGGCTCCAGCAATTCATACGAGAACTATTCAAGTAACTGATCTCCAGCCCTTATCTAAATGATAGGGGCTTTTTATTTACCCCCTTCCATGATAAAATCACCATATTGTCCAATCCCACTAAGGAGTCGTCATGGCAGCTAAGGCCACGTTCGCTCCCGCCAGTATTAAACAACAGATGATCCTTAAATCAGACGCTGAGATTCTAATCATCGGCGGTGCTGCTGGTTCAGGGAAGTCCTATCTGCTTCAGTTAATGCCTCTGTTTATTATTGACGACCCGCGAACAGCCTGTGTCATGTTCCGCCGATCAGTACCACAGCTACGTGGTCAAGGTGGTCTGTTTGACAAGGCTAAAGATATTTATAACCAACTCGATGTCAACTCTAAACCACGATTTCGTGAGAATGAGATGGAAGCTTTATTCCCAAACGGGGCTAAAGTTAAGTGGCAGTCGATGCAGCACGTAAAGAACAAGCTTGACATTCAGGGCCTAGAATTTACTTTTATAGGCGTAGACGAAGCCACCCAGTTTGAATGGGAACAGCTCGAATACATGATGTCTCGTTTGCGTTCATCTTCTAAATACCCGTCCCGAATGGTTATGTCATGTAACCCAGACCCTGACCATAAAATAAGGGAATTGATTGACTGGTACTTGGACGAGGATGGATATCCAATCCCAGAACGTGACGGCGTTATCCGTTGGTTCATTCGTATTGACGATGAGTTCATCTGGGGGGATACAAGACAGGAATTGATTGATAAGTACGGTGGTGGAGATCCAGACAAGGTATTGCCTTCCTCCTTTTCCTTTATCAGTTCAACAATCTACGACAATCCACCAATGCTTATCAACAACCCCAGCTATCTTGCACGTCTAGAGGGCTTGGATGAGATAACAAAGGCTCAGTTGCTTCACGGTAACTGGGATGCCCGCCCAAAAGGTTCTACATACTTCCACCGTAGCTTCCTAAAGGATGCTCCTTGCGTACCACTCGGTTCTCAAAGTGTACGTCCTTGGGATAAGGCAGCAAAGGCCCGTTCAACTGGTAACAAGACCCCTGACTTTACAGCAGGAATCAAGGTTTCTAAGGACACCAATAACCACTACTACTTGAGCGGTGATTATGTTCCAGAGAACGTGGATGACGGTGATTGGTCTACGGGTGTGCAGGGTAAGTTCTGTAAGAGCCCCGCAGTCCGTGACGGAATTATTGAGAAACAGGCAATAAGAGATGGTGAAGATTGCGTCATAATTTTCTCTATTGACCCCGGACAGGCTGGCATTTCTGAGTTCGATACTTCCTCTAGGGAGTTGATGTCTAAGGGTTTTATTGTAGACAAGGACCCAACACCGACAAACAAAGCAAAGGTGACTAAGTTCACCCCATTCGCAATTCTTGCAGAGAACGGGCATGTAAGCATCGTTAAGAGTTCGTTTGACCTTCCGACATACAACGCACTTATGAAAGAGCTTGAATCTTTCGATGGTTCACCTTCCACACCGACCCGAAAGGATGACTGGGTGGATGCTGTCTCTACGGGTATTAACTACCTAGAGAAGAATCAGGTTGTACGTGCTGTTGCTATGCCGAAGATTAACGCTCCGACAATGTACGCCCGCAGATAATTCATTAGGAGATCCTGTGGCAAACAAAAATAAGAGCCGTGTCCGTCGTTCTCAGATCCTCAAAGAGGCTAAGAGAAAAGGGTATGCTGGGTCTAGATCGGTGACGAAGGCCACCAGCGAGGGCGAATCTGTTAGTCGCTTACGCATGGGAGAGATGGGCTCTTTAGCCATGTCCCAAATCACTGAAGATTCCAGCAAAATGATGGAGGTCGAACTTCGTTGGCCCAACATGATCTCCACAGTTGAATGTATGAAGCAAGATGCTACAGTATCTGCCGCTCTTGACTCCAAGTATACCTTCGTAGAGAAAGCTTTCAAGGACTTTAAGGTTCTCCACAGCGATAAGGATGAATCTAAGGAAGCAGCGGCGTTTGTAGAGCATTGCTTAAAGGGAATGGACGGGACACTTCGTCAGTTTGCTCGTAACGCCGCCACTTTTAACGAGTATGGCTTCTCTATCTTTGAGAAAGTCTACGAGAAGATTAAAACTGGTGAGTACGCTGGCAGATTCCGAATTGCACGTCTTGGTTTCCGACCACAAGCTTCATTATCACGACAAGCTCCGTTCTTATTCGGTAAAGAGTCAAATCTGGTAGTGGGTATCAGGCAGTCTCTGTCTGCATTCAAAACCAATGAGAACTTATTTACCAGTATGAACTATATCACTGAGATCACTTCGCATCCAAACGCTCTTGGTGCTAAGGTTATCCCATCAAACAAGCTGATGATCATGAGCTTTGGTGGTACTGACTCAAACCCTATGGGTGTTTCACCTCTAGTTGGTTGTTACCGCGCTTTCCGAGAAAAGGTTCTTATTGAGAACTTGGAAGTCATCGGGGCAACTAAGGACCTCGGCGGGATCATTGAGCTTAAGATTCCTTCCAGTATCCTTAACAAGGCAGCAATCGACAAGAATAGCCCAGAAGCTGAAATGGTTGAAGGATTGATGCAGGATGCGGCTAACGCCCACGCAGGTGAGCAGGCCTTCTTCATGTTGCCGTCAGATATGAAGGAAAACGCCCCAGCATTCTCCATGACACTTAAAGGTATCGAAGGTTCCGGTAAGCAGTATAGCACTTCAGCCCTAATCAGTGAACGTAAGAAGTCTATCTTGGACCGCTTCGGCGCTGGCTTTATGAACGTAGGTAATGACAAAGGCGGTTCCTACAACCTATCTGAGTCAAAACAGACGATCCACAGCCACTTCGTCCAGCGAGATATTGAGATCATTGTTGAGTGTATCAATGAGAACTTAATTCCTCAACTATTGGCAATGAATGACATCCGACTACCTCAATCAGATATGCCACGTATTAAATCTGGCTTAATCTCTGAAGTAGATATGGAAGAATTCTCTAAATTCGTACAGCGTATTGGTGCCGTCGGTTATTTACCTAAAGTCCCACAGGTAATTAATAAGATCCTTGAAGTTGGTGGTTTCGATGGATACCGTGTAGATGACGATATGTCTCTGGAAGATTTACTTAAAATCCTCGGTGAGGATACAAGCCGCTCTGGTGATGGAATGAAGCAGGGCACCTCGGGTAACGGTACTGGCAAGAACAGCTCTGCTAGAGATAACTCCACATCTAATTTGGACAACTAACTCAAGTACCTGAAAGCCCTTGCAAAAGGATTTGAACAGTGCTAAAATAACTATCACGGGAGCATGATATGCATTTCGATAGTATTAAGAACCTCCCCTCCACATTATCCAATCTCACTCTCATTCAGAAGAGTCGGATAATGAAAGCTGCTAATCAGCTTATTGAGAAAGGAGCAGACCCCCAGTCTGCTCTGGACCAAGTTTCCAAATCTGTTTTGCAAGTCACACCACTCACAATTAACGATGGCGGTCTGGAAGAGATGATTTCTTATGAAGTCATTTATGAGCCAGATGTCATTGACACCCACGGCAACTGGATGAGTAAAGAGACACTTGTAGAGGCTCAAGCCAACTATAAGAAAGCTCAACTCTCGGGTGCAGTCATTGAAAACCTTTTCCACCTAGTCGAAACATCACGCTGGACTTTAGTTGACCACTGGATTCAACCAGAGTTCGACGTTGTAGTTCAGCAGACAGGTCAGGTAATCAAAGCTGGCACATGGGTAGCTAAGGTCAAATACAATGACCTAGAGATCTGGGAGGCTAAGAAGTCAGGTGAACTTGGCGGCTTATCACTTCAGTGCATGGGGCTAACCAATGAAGAGACTGGTGAGATTAGCAAACTTAATTTTGACATTCAAGAAGAGAGTGAGGACCCTAATGGCGATTAAAGTCACAAAAGGTCGTAACGTAATGTCTAAGGGTATTGCACTGTGTCATGTTGAGCAAGGTTACAGCGCCAACAAACGTGCAGTATCTTTACTTATGAAGTCGAACGTTGAGTCTAAAGAGATGACAACCGAGATCGTTAAAGGTCTTCGTCAAGTCTCTGTAGAGATCAGCATGGAGGAATTCCTCCGCCGCTTCTTCTACATTTACGGTGACGACGCAGCTCTGTTAGCTAAGATGATGGGCTTCCAGACGCAGTTAGAGTATGAAGCTGAAGAGAATCCTACGGATGAGTGGCTTCAGGACTATAACAAGCGAGTACAAGAAGAACTTGATGAACGTTTAGAGTCTATCACGGTTCTTAAGAAGGCGCACTCCGGCGAAGAGTTGGATGCACTTGAACAATGGGCTGTCCTGAAAGCTCAAGTCGAATTCGAAGATGGGGTTGCTAAGAACAACATCGTCTTTAAAGAAGCAGAAGCAGGAACTAAGCCAGAAGTCGAAGTGGAGAAGACCACTGTGATCACTCTGGATCCTGTAACTGTAATCACCGATTCAGGGGCTAGTTCTTCTGAAGATACTGTCGTAAAATCCAATAAGGAGACACCTGTGGATCTGAGTTCAATTCTTAAATCCGATGAGTTTCAGGCTTTACTGAAATCTCAAATCGAAGCTGAAACTGTACACCTTCGTCAAGAAGCTGACACTGCCAAGGCAGAAGCCGCAGCACTGAAGAAAGCAGCTGAAGACGTTCAACTCCAATCTCTAATCGCTAAAACTGCCGAACTGTCCTTCGTTGATGAAGCGGATCGCACTGGCGTAGCAACTTTCCTGTTGAAAGCTGAAAACCCATTGGTTGCTTCTCTGTTAGAGAAAGCCCAGAAGAGCATCACCGCTTTGAATGAACAGCTGGTTGCCAAAACCGCCGAGTTCGATAAGTTCAAGGAAGAGTATGGTGCGGAAATCGGTCAAGACGGCAAGGTAGTCGTTAAGGGTGCCGAAGATGCTGAAGGTGATCAAGCCCGTCTGGACGAAATCATCCAAGCCCGTATTGCTAAAGCTAACGCTGGCAAATAATACCCCATTCATCTAATAGAGGATTTTGTATAATGGCAACTGAAAAGCGCGAACTGTTTCGTTTTATGAGCGACATCATTCTGGGCCTTGGCGTAAACGCCGACTTAGGCTACCAGAAGAAAGAGATGCTTATTCCTTTCGTTGAAGGCATGACGGCGGGCATGTTGGTTAAGGCTGATGGTACTCCACTGGCTGAAGCTGATGCAGCTGACGCATACGGCATCTTGGCTGACGTTAACCTGTTGAATGGCGTACCTGAAGGCACCAACGTTGTTGGTACTACTTACCCATTCGTAGTTGTTGTACGTGACGCTACTGCTAACTTCTACTGCTTGCAATTTGCTGATGGTAAGCCGATCAACGATACAGCTGTTAAAGCTCTCGAAGACCGCAGCATCAAAGTAACCAAGCACTGGACTGGCACTTTCGGTAAAGTCGAATAAGCCTTCATTAACTAATTTTAGGAGATATTAAATGCGTCATTCTGGTGATTTTCAAATTCTTGACTTTACTGGCTTAATGGAGATTATCCCTCGTCAGGATCTTCTGATTACGGGTATGAATCTTTTCGAAGATAAGTTCGGTAATACCACCAAGGCCGAAGTTGAGCGTGTAACCGAATCTACTGACACCATCAAGGCTCGTCAGCGTAGCGGTGAACGTAACTACGCGAGCTCCGAGAAAGCTCAGCTGTTCAACTTCAACGTTCCGTTCTTCCCTCTGGATAAGACCTACACAGCAGCTGATATTCAGAACTTCCGCGCTTACTTCTCTGAGAACGCGCCGAAGACTGTTCAGTCTCATGTAGAACGTATCTTGGCCCGTATCCGTCGTGGTCACATCAAGCTGAAAGAGAAAGCGTTGTTTGAAGCTGTGATGGGTAACTCTTACTCTCCAGAAGATCCACGTTGCCAGTACGACTACTACGACGTGTGGGGTGTTGATAAGCAGACCTGTGACATCGACTTCACCGCAGTTACTTTGGACCCAACTGAAGTAATCGAAGCTGAAGCCCGTGCATGGATCATCGACAATGCTAACAACAACGCATCTGGCTACCAGATCATCGTGTTGGCATCTCGTAAGTGGTTCTCTGCTCTGATCCAGCATCCACTGGTTGTCAACGCATACCAGTATTACAGCTCCACTCAGGAGCCTCTGCGTAATCGTCTGGGCGGCGACAACAACAACCGTATCTTCGTTCACAAGAACATTACGTTCATCGAAGATATCTCTGGTAACATCCCAGACGGTAAAGCCTACATCATGCCTAAGGGCATCGAGGACATGTTCACAACTCATTACGCTCCGGCGGATACTTTGGAACATGCGAACCAGACCGCAGAAGAAATGTACGTCTTCTACAAAGAATCAAGCTTCCTGCGTATGCAGAAGATTGAATCCGAAACCTCCTTCATTGCGGTGAACAACCGTCCTGAGTTGGTTGTAGAGTCAACTGGTACTTTCTAATTATCATTGATTGATACTCAAGGGGAGTGGCTTATGCTGCTCCCCTTTTTCTTTATGCAGGGTCTTGACTTATGTACATTTGTATGAATTTAGTGTACCATAGGTAAGTAGCCTATATTAATTTTAACCCGAGGAGATATTAGATATGTCAACAACACATTATGAGATGTTCCCAAATGAAATGTACATGCTGAAATACTTTGGTCAGTACCTTCCATTACTGGACGTCAGTGCATCATCTCGTTTACCTTTCTATTTCTACATCTATGATGGTAAGCCTTGCCCGCGCCGCAACTTCCAAGAGTTCTTAACCGATATGGAAGATTATGCGGACTTGGGTATTGACATCCGTGCATCACGTATGGCTGGTTTCCATTTTGTGGTCTTCTTCAAAGAAAAGCCACGCGCCCCAGCCCCTGTGGTTGTTGAGCCAATTAAGATCTCTGACTCAATCACCTTGGACATCATAACAGATCATCCGCCTGTAGTGCAAGAGACTGTTGAAGTTAAGGAAGATGTGAAACCTGAAGTAGTTGAGAAGGAAGTACGTGAAGATCTTGCAGAGATCATTGCGGAGGCTGAAGCTCTGTACAAGGATTCAGATAAGCGCGGGTCTAAAGCAGCTTTAGAGAAGTTTGCGACGAGTAAGGGTGTCTCTCTTAACAAGGGCGGTACTTTCGAGTCCATGATGACTGAGTTTAAAGCAGCGTTATAATCACTAGGGGCTTCGGCCCCGTTTCATCACTAGGAGATGACATGTCAGAAGAATACAAGGATAAGGTCGTCGTTGCCGATGTAACCATATTGAGCAACACACCCCTTCAAGATTCATCCGGTGGCCTGTTCACAGGTATTGTTACCGCAGATACCTCTTCAGTAACGCTGATTGGTAACGGGACCCAAGAGAGGCCTCTACGTGCAACAGCTGTAGCCTCCAAGAAGTTAGGAAACCAGATTCAAACCATTGGTACTGGTGTTGATGCTGGGTTGTTTGTTCCTCAATCAGATCCAAAGGTTTCTGGTAAAGATGGAAACATTCTTTCCAAGATCACTGATGCTGAAGCCGCAGGTTCAGGCCGTCCTCAAGATGCTGGTATTTATGCCTCTCCGGCCCACGCCCGTATTACTTCACCATCCAAGACCATCACCATCAAAGCCGACACTGTTGATAAAACAAAGTCAACCATTGATGTTCCTATTGATTCTGCCAACAGTTATAACGCACTTCAGGCTACAGATCAAGGGTTAGTTGTACTGGTAGCTAAAACTATCGACAATACCTTAGAGATCAAACCTTCCGGCCTGTATGTTCGTCCACAAGAAGCTAAGATTTCTGCCGAAGCTGGTAACAAGCTAGAGGCGAAGGCGGATGGCCTATATGTCACAACCATTAAGGGAGAAACCGGACCTGTAGGCCCAGAAGGCCCAGCGGGTAAGGATGGTACAAACGGGGTAGATGGTGCCAAAGGTGACACTGGTGCTCAGGGTCCTATAGGTCCACAAGGCCCAGTTGGCCCGCAGGGTGAACAAGGCCCTCAAGGTGTTCAGGGAGAGCAAGGGGTCCAAGGTGAGCGAGGACCTAAAGGTGATATCGGCCTTGGTCTTAATGTTCTAGGTAAGCTAGACGATGAAAGCCAACTCCCCGATGTTAATGACTATGCCGACGGCGATACCTATATTATCGGCGGTCACTTCTTCACTCGCACCTCTTTAGGTGGCGATGTTAAGTGGGAAGACGTTGGTTCTGTAGTTGGTCCTCAAGGACTGTCCGCTTACGAGGTTGCTCAGCAGGATGGTTTCGAAGGCACTATGGATGAGTGGCTTAAGAGCCTGAAAGGCCAAGACGGTATTGGTCTGACAATCCTCGGTTCATTCGATAACACCTCACAGCTTCCACCTACAGGCAACAAGAACGGTGATACCTATATCGTTCAGCAGCAGATGTGGGTATGGCAAGGGACTAAGTGGGATCCAGTAGGTCAAGTAGGTCCAGCAGGT